ATTTCAGAACAAAGCCAGCAAGCCTATCAATGGGCGACCAGGGAAACATTAAAAAAGGCGCGGCGTGATCCTATTTTAGTATGGGCTGAAAATAAAAAGCTCAATTCAGTCCTGCAGGAATCGGTCTGGGGGATCAGGAGGGCGGTCAAGTATATTCGCAGCGAGGTTGATTTTCAGTCCCTGGATTATGCCACTCTCGATTGTCCGAGGGGCCGGGGAAATACGAACAATGAGAGGGAACCCAAGGACGTCAGAAGATATTTAATCTGGTCTAGCGGGGTGCTGGGCCGGTTCGGTTCGAGGGGATTGAACATGATCGTCAACTGTATCGTGGAGGGAGACGAGTGCGACTGGGGTTTGTTTTCATCAACTATCAAGGATTATTAGGTTCGGGCGCGTTCAATCACGGCGCGGGAGGTCGTTAAAGGGTTTGAGCGGTGCGCCCACCGGGGACGGTTCCAGACCGCTCAATCCATTCCCATGAGGTGAAATGTCGGCACTGCTTTGTCTAGCGTTGAATGTCTATTTCGAGGCCAGGGGTGAAGCTACCCTCCTGTCAATGGCTGCGCCCTCATTTGTCGTATTGAATCGGGTAAAGGACGACCGCTACCCGAATGATATTTGCTCCGTGGTTAAACAGGCTAAAACCTGGCGTGGCAATCCAATTAGGAATCAATGCCAGTTCAGTTGGTATTGTGACGGTCTTAGTGACAGACCATTGAATAAACCGGCTTTTGAATTTTCCATGCTGATAGCGCGGCTGGTCATGGAAAGGCGTATAGAGGACGTGACCGACGGGGCGACTCATTACCACGCTGATTACGTCAAGCCGGAATGGAAAATCTATAAAACCTTCACGGCGAAGATAGGGTCTCACCTTTTCTACAGGTGGGAACGCTCCTGAAACCTGTCAATTTTTCTTTACTTTTCTGTCATATTTAGTTGACTATCCGTTAGTGCTAACGTATACTATCTTTATTGAAATAAGGAGAAAGAAGATGACTAAATTAACTGATATTAAATTACACTCTAGAATCGAGAATTCTATAAAAAAACACACAGCATTCTGTGGTGTGTTTCCTGAGGATTTTGATAAATGTGACATTAAACTTGTCTCCAGAGCCTCTGGAATCAAGGCGAAATATATTTGGGACTACTGGAATTATTGGTACGAGAACGCAGCCTAGATTTGGCTAGTGCCGCTTAATTTTGTTTTAAGGTTATGAGAAAACAACGGAGAAAACAGATGACTAAATTAACTAAAACACAGAACAACGGTTTGCAGGAATTATTGAGGAGAGGCGGCGTGGTCCCTAGCAGCGAGTGGACCACAGGAATCGGACGCCACACAAAAAAGCGAATGATCCCGCCGTTTTGTGCAGAGCTATACGCAGAGAATTGGTCTGCTGGTAAAAATCTAAGGGGAGAGATTGGGCGTGCTTACAAAAAACTGAAAACCGATAGACCTCGAATAAAACTAGTCGTCGCCTGTAATCAGTTGAGGGCTGCCAGGGCGGCTATAAATGGGTAGGTCCCCATTGGAAAACGCAAAGGGTTCCGCTGAGAGAGTGCGGGACTTTGTGAGACGGCAGAAGAGGAAGGGGTGGGTTAGGAAGTTTGTATGGATACCCAACACCCTGGAAGCCAATCAGGAATTGAAGGAACTAGAGAAGAAACTACAGGAGAAGGGATAATGATTAAATGGAACGAGATTAAATACGATTTGATTGGTCAAGACCTGGAGAGTTACGAGGGAGAACCCGGATATTGGAATGCAGACCAGACAACATTGCCGCCTGTGGGAATGAGTGTTTTGTTTTATTTCCCGCCTTACAAGCAAGGAGAACAATCGGGCGTTTATTACGGGTATTGGATAGACGAAAAAGAATGGAGTGATGATTACCCACCCCATATTATTTGGTATGCGCCGAACCCAGAAGACAAACGATGCGTATATACTGACGTTATGCTTGGCAATCACGTCACTCACTGGGCTGATATTGATCTGCAGGAGAAGTAGATGGACATACTTGATATAATAGCGGTCCTGGTTGACGTATTCCTTCACATACTATGAAAAAGAAGCCGCGTGATCCGTCGTGGAAACTGCGCCATGCTTTGGGTCACAAGGTCGAGCCTGACCTGAAGAAGTACAGGCGGAAGGCCAAGCATAAGAAAAAAGTAACCTGGAATGATTCTAAACTGTTGACAGAAGTTTCAGAATAACATAGTTTCGTGCTTGGACCCGTGCGCCTAAATGGCGGCGGGTTTTTCTATGGAGGTTCGATGTATAGCAGAATTGATGTTGTAGACATACCCCAGGAAGGCGGATCGCTGGCTGAAGCCCGTATTGTAGTCGAGTTTGAAACGACGGAAGAAGCCAGGGACTGGGTTGACGAATTTCTGGTGAAGGGCGTTCTGTTCGTCATGGACGGGCCGGGGCCGGTGATGCACTGATGCTGCTTTCGTTACTGCTTATTCTATTGTTGTAGGAGTTGTCATGCCTAAAGGAATTGGAACTTACGGAACCAAGAGGGGGCGGCCCCCCAAGAAATCCAAAAAGTCAGGGAAAAAGATCAAGAAAAAGAAGTAATGTTTGACAGGCAGGAGATTCTTCTCGGAACGATAGTCGTAATATTCTTTGTAGGCGTGTTCTGGTTCTTTTCATAATCTCACTGCGGATACACCACCGATTAGAAATTAGCACGAAGGTATCCAGCATAGATTAAAGAATGGGCAAGAGGTCTAACTTCATAAGGCTCAAGGGGGACTTTTACAGAACACCCAAGAAGGCCGTTGATGTTTTATGCTCACATATAGAAAGAAATTTTACTTACCACGAGCCGTGCGCTGGTGATGGTGCTTTAATCGAGGCGTTAAATTTATACCAGATTCCCTGTGTCTATAAAAATGACATAGAGCCAAAGCATAAAGAGATAAAAAAGCAGGATGCTTTTGACTTGGATAAATGTGCTGGTGATTGTTTTGTTACCAATCCGCCGTGGACAAGAGACTTGCTGCATCCGTTAATAATTCATTTGTCAAACTTGGCACCAACATGGCTGTTATTTGATGCAGACTGGATGCACACAAAACAAGCTGAAGAATACCTAAGCAGGTGTGAAAAAATTATCTCGGTAGGCCGGTTAAAGTGGATTGCTGACAGTGACCATGCAGGGAAAGATAATTGCGCCTGGTATCTGTTCGGCAACCAGCCAGAAGTCGGTACTGTTTTTATTGGTAGGCACTAATGGCTAGAAGATTTGATCTGAAACATGACCCCAAAACGCGGGAGAAAATACAGACAAGTCAGCTTGTTAACAGGTTGAATTCATTTGTATTAAATGGAGTCGATCCGAAAACAAAGAAGCCAATCGAAATGAGCAGGGAACAGATAACAGTTGCGTTGGGTTTATTGAAAAAAACCCTGCCTGATTTATCGAGCGTTGAACTGAAGGGCGACGAAGCCAATCCGTTGAATATGTCGTTTACGGTCAAGTATGCAGACAGTGACTCTTCCGAGAGCGTTTGAGGATCTAAGACAGCCCGCGAGATATAAAGCATATTATGGGGGTCGAGGTTCGGCCAAGTCTCATTCGTTTGCGACAGCCTTATTGATGCGTGGGGGTGAGAAGCCTCTACGGATACTATGCGCCCGTGAAGTTCAGTTAAGTATCAAGGATTCCGTTAAGCAGCTACTGGACGACAAGATAGCAGACTTTGGTATGGAGTCGTTTTATCAATCGTACCAGAGCGAGATACGGGGCAGGAACGGGACTAACTTTATCTTTGCCGGTCTGGGTAAGATGACGGCAGACCAGATAAAGAGTATGGAGGGAATTGATATAGCCTGGGTCGAGGAGGCTCAGACAATTTCGGATAACTCGTTGGAGATACTTATCCCGACGATACGAAAGGACAAGTCGGAGTTGTGGTTCTCATGGAACCCAAGGCATTCGAGCGACCCGATAGACAGGAGATTCAGAGGCGAGGTCGTTCCTGACAACTCGGTTATTAAAAAGGTCAACTACCCGGACAATCCGTTTTTCCCCAGGGAACTGGATAGCGAGCGGGAGTTTGACAGGGACAACAACGCAGAACGCTATGGTCACATCTGGATGGGTGACTATGAGCCAACTGCAATAGGAGCTATATGGGATCGGGCAACCTTGCATTCGGGCAGGACTAAAGAGCCGCCGCTAATGAATAGAATAGTGGTCGCTGTAGACCCGGCGGTGAGTGATACGGACGGCTCAGACGAACATGGAATTATAGTCTGTGGTGTAGGCGAGGACAGCAAGGGTTACGTTCTGGACGACCTATCCAGGCATGGTTCGCCGAAGCAATGGGCGGAACAGACGATAGCGGCTTATGATAAATGGTCTGCGGACGCAATCGTGATAGAGGTTAATCAAGGCGGGGATATGGTTCGGCATACGCTTGAGAGCGTGAGGCCGGGAATACGGATAATCGAGGTGCGGGCTACAAGGGGAAAGCATGTTCGAGCGGAGCCGATCTCGGCTTTGTACCAGTTGGGAAGAATATCACACGCCGGGACGTTCGATAAGTTGGAGGATCAAATGTGCCAGATGACTTCCGCAGGGTATCAGGGTGATGGTTCGCCCGACAGGGTGGACGCTATGGTATGGGCATTTAGCGAGCTATTCCCCAAGCTCAACAGACAGAAACCTAAAGTAGACCACCGCAATAATGCGGGCGGGTCTTGGATGGGATAATGGACGATATTGTAAAAGAAGCTAAAGAGGCATTCGAGACCTGTCAGGAAGCGGAGGAGGAGAACCGCGACAACGCCGAGAGCGATATTAAGTTTGCCCGGATGGGTGACCAATGGGACGAGGCAGACCGTAACAAGCGGAACAGGGAAGGCCGACCCGTTCTGACGATTAACCGTATGCCCGCGTTCATAAGACAGGTGGCTAACGACGCCCGGCTGAATACGCCCAGCATTAAGGTGTTCCCCGTTGATGATACGGCAGACGTAGACTGCGCGGAGATACTCAACGGACTCCTGAGGAACATACAGGTCCAGAGTAACGCCGACGCTGCCTACGATACGGCCATGAGCGACGCGGTCACTGGAGGG